CTAATTAAAGTATTTCATCAAATAATCAAGTAATTCCCCTCTAACCTTATTCCCATGATTTTGCTTTTCATTAAGTCCAAGCGCTGTTAAATCATTTTTAGACAAAGACCCATCAGGACACTCGCTTTCTAGTTTTAATTCCATATACATTTCCGTTACACCATTGTCTTTTATAGCATTGATTTCATACTTATCAATAACCCTTATTTTACGAACAATGTTGCATTTTACTATTTTACACAAATACTTAATTTGGTTTTCTTGATTATTTTTTTGATTGTTTAGAAGGATAAAAGCAAAATCGCCAACCTTTACCTTCATTTTTTGCCCCCGAGTGTACTGGCTCTGCAAAAATCCGCCTTCATTTTTCAATGCCCCTTCAACATCATAAGCATATGCTCCAGCAACCCTTGGCCAAGTATCCATTTCAATTATTCGATATTCTATACCCATAAATCTTTCCTCCTGATTATAATAAAAAAAGACGTTATCAAAAACACATGACTTCATTAACTCGCCATACTGTTTTATTTAACATCTTACCCTAGTGCTTGGCTTATCCAAGCGGTATTTAATATACCCTTATTATAGATACATAACATAATTTTGTCAATCATTTTTATGATAAAAACCGCTCAAATAATCAGAAGAATCAGAAGGCCTAACAACATTAATGTCTTCATTCTCAGCAACCAATAGAATATGTAATCCAACCAATTTTCTAAAATAATCCGATATTAACCCACACTGTCTCTTGTACTTTTCTTGATTTGGAACGGCAATTGCATAGATTGTATTATCATCTTTCATACTTTTTACAAGCTGACCTAGACAGGTGTTGAAATCAGTTCCAATTGCCGAAGTTAAACCCTTCGCTTCAATAATCCATCTCTCCCCTTCCTTTTCAGCAATTAAATCGACTTGTTCTTTGGTTTTCAACTCATAACCCAACTTGCTGAAGTATTTTCAATAGACTCTTGAACAAAGGCTTCATAAGGATAGCAATTTTCATTTTTATATTTTTTGTCCATACTCGTTCTCTCTCCCAACTCTACTTTCATTATTATAATGCAAATCACATTTCACATCAAATATATTTATGTCTAGAAATAGGAAAAAACAATCTAGATTATGAAAAATCATAAATCGTAAATTGCATTCTAACCAATAATTAAAATCAGCCTTTTGTATTTCTTCTATATTAATATTATTTTTTCAAAATAAAGACCGGAAATTTCACCGGCCATTATTTCCCCTAAACTGCTATTTCTGTTCCATCCTTAAATGTGACTCTGACATCCTGTTTGCTGTAGACCGTTACAAAATCCACCAATCCACTCCAAAGACTACCATCGAATTCCGTAAGAGCATCGTTCTGCTCCGCAAGACAGGAAATATATCTCCTGAGGATTTCAGCTTTGGCATTTCTTTCATTAATCTTTATCTGTAAGTCATCATACTTATCTTTCTTAGATTCATACTTCTCAATCATGCTTTCGTAGCGTATCTGGTATTCTTCCTGGTTCTGTGCCACATGAGCATTTCGGTTGATGAGGTCTTGGGTCAATTCTACAAGTATCGCAATTTCATCCATCAGGTTTTTCGCCTGCTCCTCATGAGATGTGGTATCACACAGGGTTTGAATAATAATATTTATATTACTGAATATCTCATTCTTTTCCGGCATCAGCTTATTGAAAGCGGACACGAAGATGTCCTTTATCTGCTGTTCAGTAAGATGTGGTGTGGTGCATTTGCATTCGCCATTGAATTTTTGATTACATTGGAATATCACTTTGCGGTACTTGTCATTAGAATGCCATATCTTCGAACCGAACCAACTTCCACAATCTCCGCACTTTATTTTTGATGAAAAAATACTGACTCCACTGTGCTTGCTACTCGAACTGTTTCTTCTCAAAATCTCGGCCTGCACCAGTTCGAACACTGTAGGAGATATAATTGCCTCATGGTGACCTTCAACATAATACTGTTGAATTTCTCCTTCATTTTTTTTCAGCTTTTTCGTAAGGAAGTCCGTAGTGTAATACTTCTGCAAAAGTGCGTCACCTTTGTATTTCTCATTTTCAAGAATACTCATAACCACATCATGATGCCATTTTTTCTTGTGCATCGGAGTTGGTACACCCATTTCAGACAGTTTATTTGCTATGGTAAAAGCAGAATAACCCTCAAGGAACCACTTATAAATCAACCTTACTGTATCCGCTTGTTTCTCATTTACCTTGAATCCTTTTTCATATCCAAGAAAATTCTTATAGGCAACACTCGCGTGGCCATCCGCAAATCTCTTTCTCTGACCCCAGGTTGTATTTTCCGAAATACTTCGACTTTCCTCCTGAGCCAATGAGGACATTATTGTAATAAGAAGTTCCCCTTTGGCATCGAGGGTCCAGATATTTTCCTTTTCAAAATAAATCTCAACCCCATGTTCCTTCAGCTTTCGTACCGTGATTAATGAATCTACGGTGTTTCGAGCAAATCTGCTCACTGACTTGGTAATGATTAAGTCAATCTTTCCTGCAAGAGCATCTTCAACCATCTGATTAAAACCGTCACGGTGTTTGGTGTTCGTTGCGGTGATACCTTCATCGCTATACATCTCTACAAATTCCCAATCCTCACGGCTTTTAATGTATTCTTGATAATAATCCATCTGGGCTTCATAGCTTGTTGCCTGTTCTTCACTATCTGTAGAAACACGAGCGTATCCTGCCGCCTTTCTTTTCTTCTTTGTATTAATAGGCTCTGCGGTAAATTGTCTTAGAGATGCAGGAATAACCATTACTCTCTTTGCCATGTCTTTACATCTCCCTTCTTGAAATAAAAATCCACTCTGTCATTGAATACCACAGCCTTTTCAATCTCGCAATAGAATCTCATTTCATAATTGTCATCTGTTCCAAGAATGCTGATGCTTGCTTTTATCAGCTCATCTTCCGTGATGTAACTGATGGAACAGGTATCCTTATCCGTTTTTTTTGCAGCACAAATCCAACACTTGTCATACCCCTTCTTACAGCAATTCATCCTCACAAATGTGCATCCGCATTCTCCGCACTGCACCTTTCTTGAAAAGCAATGCTTGTTATAGCCACCCTTCGGGTATCTCCTTAAGTAGGTTTTGACGTTTCCACCTTTCATGCAGAATTCGATGCGGTCATCAAACATTACAATTTTGTCCAAGATGTCCCTTTTTCCAAGAATGCCTTCCATAATCTCCTTCAGTTCATACTCCCTTATCGGCAACAAATCACACTTCTTTGTTTTCCGATTGTTGCATTCAATATGTATATAACGTCCTTTGTTATTGCTACGTTCAACATGGTTACATGCATATGCACATTTTCCGCATTTGATTATTCCGGCAAAGAATGTCTTTTTGTACCCTGCGTTAGCAGCCGTTCTCGCTCTTCTATTTAGCCTTTCCTGAACCGCCTCGAAATCTTCACGGCTAATAATTGCCTCGTGTGCATCGGAAACTATATACTTTGGAACTTCCCCATTATTGACTTTTGGTCTTTGTACCATTGGCGAGAAATATCTTTGAAGAATTATGTCACCCTTATAGGTTTCGCTTGTGAGAATCCGTCTGATTGTAGTTCTTCCTAGCAATTTTCCTCTTAAAGCTGTAACATCCTTTTCTGCCAGCTCCTCGGCAAGACCTTTTATGGATGCTCCGCTTAGGTATTGATTGTAAATATAACGAACCCAAACTGCTTCTTCTTCATTTATAATGCACTTGCCAGTTTCAGCGTCCCAGTCATAGCCAAAACAGCGGAGATCTGTATTTGGCTCTCCTTTTTCAAACTTCTTCTTAATTGCCCATTTCTCATTTCTTGAAATGCTCTCACTTTCTTCCTGGGCAAAAGATGCCAGAAGTGTAAGGAGCAATTCTCCGTCTTTGGAAAATGTAGAAATATTCTCTCGCTCAAATCTAACCTCAACACCTATGTCTTTCAAGTGTCGAACTGTATCGAGAAGGTCTACTGTATTTCTTGCAAATCTGCTGATTGACTTTACAAGGACAATATCAATAATTCCAGTATTACAGTCAGATATCAATCTGTTGAACTCAGAACGGTTCTTCTTCTCAGTTCCTGTTTTTCCTTCATCGGCGTATACCCCTGCATATTCCCAATCCGGATTCTTCTGAATTAATGAACTATAATAACTGATTTGTGAAGACAGGGAATGAAGTAACTGCTCACAGTCCATGGATACTCTGGCATATGCAGCCACCCTTTTTCTTTTTTCTAAACATGGCAGGCGAGGCTCAATTTTGCTTATTTTCGGCATATAATCCCTCCTTGTCAGTGATACATTTTCCCGTACTATCGATCATTTATCAAGTTAATGTCGGCAAATAAACTACCCAAAGATGGACTATATTTTTGGGTGAAAATTGTATCAATTAGCCCATACTCTTCCTTATTAATAACTCCTTGCTTTAAGAGGTTCTTTGTAAGACTCATTGTAGTCTGATACAGTATTTCATTCCGAAACTGCTCTTCACTCAACCTGTCCACCTCCAAATCGTGTAGCCACATAACATTCATGGCTGCAATATTTCCTATGAGAATTACCATAGACCGAAAATGACTTTCCACAGCGCGGACAGATGTACTCATACACAGCTTTAAGTTTTACCTTATCAAGATTTTTGTTCCACCACTTCATTCTGCACTTGTTAGAGCAAAACTTTTTCTCTTTCCTTCCTGGGTTCTGCTCCACTGAAAGACCACAGCACATACATAAGTGTATTCCACCATCTGCTTGAATCTGTGTTTTGGCTGCCTCCACTGCTGCCATTCCAGTCAGATTGTTTCTTCTACAAAAGGACTTTACTGTATTTTCTGAAACACCAAGTACTTGAGCAACTCTGATATAGCCGTACCCATTAGCACGTAACTTTGTAATTTGAACTTTCTGTTCTTCCGTCATTAGAAATGCACCTCCCTTTGTAAAACTTCAGTTGTAGGAGCCTTATGTGCATTAGGTATCATTGGTATTGACGCGTCAGTTACCTTCGTTACTTGCATAAAAATAAAAACCTCCCCATACATGTCTTCACTGGATAGCCACTGGAGAACATGCATGTGAGGTTTTATATGCACATTGATATTTAATATGGTAAAATAATGAAATTTGATATATAATATTTAATGTGTAAGTGGTATTAAGCTCAGGAGTAAAAAAGGAGAATGCCTTATGGGAAATTTTTTTAAATGGAATATGTTTTTTACTTCTTTTCTGCCTTTGTGGATATCAATAATTGTAAGCGATTTCTGGAGTATAGGTAAAACGATTTATGATCTAGTCAATAGCCCTGACAACCCTACCATTTCGATTGGCACACTTTTTATCAATACAGTGATTGAATTGGTGACAATAATTGTTTTGATTGTTTATTCAGTCATAAGTGTATATAGCATTAATAAAACGATTAAAAATCAAAAATCTGCTCCTAATCATTTTCACGGAACAATTACACGAGCTAAACGTGCTAATAAATTGACAGCAGAATTCTTGTTAGCATATATTCTTCCCATGATAGCTTTTGATTATAGCGACTTAAAGAGTATTGTATTATTCTTAATTTATTTCTCAGTATTAACGTATTTGTGCATTAGAAATAGTAATATTTACACCAATATTTACCTTGAATTCAAGGGCTATCGTATGTACGAATGCGATATTACATGTAATGTACTTGGCAAGGAACATCCATATACAGATAGTCTAATATTTAGTAAAAACAATTTAACACAAGCATTACCGCACGAGATTGATTATTTTGATTTTGAAAACTACATTTATATTGAAATTTAGGAGGGTACAAATGAGTAAATCACAGCTATCGGCTGCCATGAATGACATCAAAGGAAATAAGTATACTTGGAATTTGTATTTTTTTAAGATCAGTCATCGAAGAAAAGGTAACCCCTATTATGTCTACAAGCACACCTTTAAAAGTGCAGCTTATTTACCGGATTATATGACATCATTGAGTGATACCGTTCTACATTATCAGATTGAACCTCTTGGAACTGTTCAAGAATATGATGGGGAAAACAGTAAAACATCTTGCGATAAACTAAAGGTGGATAGCGAACTAATCAACGAACAATGGTTATATTTTTCCAATTCTGTATCGGGTGCTCCGAGAGAACAAGTCTCTGGAAAATACCAGGGATACATACTTGATGGACAACCAGTAATTACTTCTGACCCTTCAATCATCTTGGTCAAAACAGGAAATCCAATTATTAGTTTAGAAAACAAGAATACAAGAGTATTTAAGCATACAGCTAATGATGAGTTGGAATATCTAACAGATGAATTATGTAGGTTATATTTAAATGTAGATTTTATTGTCATAAGGGATATTATGTATTCCTTTAACCATAGTTTTGAAGGAATTTTTAATATTGAAAAGACATTACACCGTTTGAAAAATCAAGCTATTGATGAAATTATTTCCACTCAGGCTTTCCATGATTCAGAAAAGGTACAAACTTTTATGAATCGCTACACTTCCCCGAAAACTTTTTTGACATTAAAGGACCAAAGAATGGAAAAATTAAATACGCCACAGGGACGAGCTGAAATTTCTTCTAGGTTAAAACTATCTCTATCTGAAAATTCCGAACTTATTATCAATGACCAAGAACAAGCCAATCAGCTAATTAAGTACTTATGCTATAAAATTTTTCAAGATAAAGAAACCGATAATCTTATAGAGGTGAATTCTGTTATAAATGATAATATATTATCAAGTTAATCAAAGCAACCTTGAGTAAATTATAGAAAGCATATTACTAATAATATTCTGCTAAACACAAATTAACAGGAATTTTTGCGAGAGATTCGCAGAATTCAAAAAGATAAATACTTAAAAAGAACAATTTTAATATACTATAAAATTTAACAATTGCTATACTATAAAATTTAACAATTGCTATATTTTCTTCCATATTTTTCTTTTGTATGCTAATATATTATTGTGTATTATTTATTCCCCAAACATTAAGCCCACGGCATTTGTTATTTGCCGTGGGCCTCGTATTGTCAACTATTCCAATTTGATATATCCGTCAAAACCTGCTGACTTCAATTTCTTTACCATCGTTTCTGCTCTGCTCTTAGAAGAAAATGAGCCGACCTGAACACAGTATTTCATATCACACACTCTCTCCGCACCCTCCTTCTCCTCTTTTTCTTTCAGTCCTGCCTTGACTGCTTTCCTAAAGGAATCCATGTTCTCACCAAACTTCGGGAACCAGTGCATCACATCCGCATGGTTACTGGCAATGCCAAGTTTATACCCTTCACTGTGACAGATAATATTCTCCTCAGTCAGACCATAAGCCTTACAAAGATACACGCAAAGCTCCACAGCCTCCTTAAACACCTTACGGAAATATGCTTCATTGGTTAAGTTATCCTCACAGATTTCAAAACTGATATGCGTGTCATTCCCGGAGCCTTTCTTCCCACTGCCGCAATGCCAAGCACGGTAGTTCCAAGGCAATGTCTGATAGGTGGCAATAGTGCCATCAGACAGTCTACCGATAAAAGCATGCACACAGACCTGCTTACCGCCTGGTTTATACTGATTCCAGTGGTTGCCGGATAGGTTTACACCCAGCTTTCCGTCATCCGGACCTACATATCGGTAGAGGAACGGGTTATTCGTCCCGGTTGAGTGAATCATAATACCCTTGGGCTTAATCGTTCTGCTTGCTTTGAAGCAAGCATTATTCGTAAGTATTAGCTTATGCAAATTCATTCTGGATCACCTCACTGTTCAAAAGGAGTAGTTGTCGTAAGTGCGACAGGATACAAATGGTAGGTAAATTTAAGATCACAGTAAGCCGTCGACGATGTGCCATTGCTACCCATGCGGATGTACATTCCGTAACCGGTTGGTATTCTGCTCTGCCGCATTTCGATATGAACGTGCTGGGATTCGGTAGTGCTATCTGCCCCGACAGGAGTACTTCGTGAAATTCTGGTGAAAGTTACTTCGTCATTAGAGATATATAAGTCCAATTCTTTCTCACTCGTATCTGATTGACGGCAAAGAGTCAGCAGATGACAGTCATAAGTAGTTTCCGGATAAAGCGTTCCACCCTGTCCGCCAATAACCACGCTACCAATGGGGAGTACCGTGTGCAGAGGTCCACGAACGCTGTTGATACCGCCCGAACCAGAAACATTACCTGACATGACATATCTTAAGTAGCTTGCTCTGGTAAATGCATTGATTGTCGCTGTAGCAGTAGCTGTTAAGGTCAATGCAGTTATTATGTTTTCTGCTCTTTCCAATACGAACAAACTCTCGCCGTAAGCAACGTTAACATCACCGATGGAAAATATTTGACTCGTCCAGTAGGATGTACAGGTCGGATTCGGATTAGTACCAGTCCCATAGGCAATATTTGATGTATCCTGGCTACCTCTTGTAGCTTCCGCAAGTTTCTTGACACTTCCCCGAAGGGTGCCTTGAATCCGTACCTGCACATTGTTTGCAGTCGGACTTCCCAAGGATGTGACAAACGTATAAGTCACTGTACCAATTACTACGTTATTACCGTTTGCAATGTTCGTGAATGTGATGGATGCTCTTCTGCTTGCCATATCTGGTGCGGTCGCTGTTTCTATAGGATGCCAATGGTTAAGTAAAATCCCTGTCCGCATAGACAACATATTATGCGTATCATTGACCATATCATACGTATTGTTAAGTAGGTCATAGTTGTCATTTAACAGGCTGTGTGTGGTGTTTAACATCGTATAACTTTCATTTAATAGATCATGCGTGGTGTTTAGCAGATCATAGTTATCATTTAACAGGTTATAGGTGAGAGTAAGCATACTATATACATCATTCACATCAAGTGCGGCTAAGGCTGAAAGCACCTGGTTAAGCCACTCCTGTGCAGGAGGTTCCGGTGGTATAAAAATACCATCTGCAAGAGCCTCCTCAATAATGGTAAAAATCCGAGCACTTTTCCCGACCACTTCCCCATAAGTAACCCTGATCTCCAACCGACCGACTCCGACGACCGATGTGTCTGTCGCACTTGGTGACCATGTCAGAACTCCGGTACTGTAGTTCGTGACTACTGGATAGGCAATGCCATCGGGTCTTTTATATATTGCATTCAGAGCAGCTGACGGGTATTTATCTTCTAGTAAGCTGGATACATCAAACTCGATGTTTCGGTAATTGTTCTCCCCTCGCCGCCCGATGAATACCGTTACCGCTTTTGTTAAGTCAATCATACTCATCCCTCCGGTGAAGATGGTCCATTGTCGTCACGCTCATGCAATTGCTTTAGTATATCCTTAAGCTTTTCTGGGATAGGCAGCCCAATATGAGCTGCATTTTCAAGAATAGAAATACCCTCATTACTTAAGTAGAAGAAAATCACCGCCGTACGAAGCACACTGCCATTCGGGTTACCGGCTGAGCCCAAAATATACGTGTCGAGTATGTGCCCTACTCCTACTAGTGCAAATATAAGGATCTTTTTAAAGATGCCTTTGGCTCCGATTTTACTGCAAAGATTCTTATCAATAATGGCACAAAGCACGCCTGTTATATAATCGATCACAACAAAAGTAATAAGTGCATAAAGGAAGCCATCCAAGCCGCCAAGAAACCATCCCATAAACGCACCGGCTGCCACAAGAGATGTCTGTATCCAGTTCCATATCACTTTCATAATCCAAACCTCCAATCTTAAATTGTTAATAGGAAAGCGCCCTACAAAATAAGAGCGCTTGGAATTATAACTGCCTTACATTGTAAGGATTAAGTTTTGAATTTGCTGTACCACATCCGCTTTTGGCCTGCCGGTACCGATAGGTAGCCATATCACTGGCGGTATGTCAAAAGTTGAAGAAGTATCAAAGCCGTTTATCATCGTGATAACTGGCTCAAGTGCAGCACGCACCTCAGTGATATGGTATGGCCAGTCTCTTATGGCCGTCTTTGCTGCGACGATATCCTCGTCCCATGACACGATTGCCATACCATAATACTGACGAATGGTATTGACCGCTGTTCGGAGTGCCATAATATGCATCGCCTTAACATGAGTTATATTGGCTGTAATTGTCTCAAATGGTGAAGGCAGTACAATAAATGTTCTGGTAACCTCCATGCTTGGAGATAACAAGTCACTGTCCAAGCATCGAAAGATCACGATATGGCTCCCTGCCGCCAGGGTTGATGCCTGATACACTGTTTTAGTACTGTCACCAATATAACCACTTGTGGAGAACATCCCTGGATCATCCACACTGTTATGCCATTCTCCAGAGTCAATCTTTACTTCCACTATCTGCGTTTGACCATCCGATTCCACACCTGTTGTTAACATAAAACGCGGTGTTTGGTTATAGATGGATTTTCCGGACACTGGGCTACTTATCACTGGTGCTGCAGGTGGGCTGTTCTTTCTGACCGTGTTACTAACCACATAAGAAGATACAGCATCCAACGAATCAGTAACGCTTAGGCGATACCTCGTTGAAGTTCCGGGAGTTTGGGAAGCCTCTGCTGTATAACTTCCGAGTGTTTCACCGGATACTATTATCGCAAGTGTTTCATAGGAGGACCATGGTGGGTTGCCCATAATCGATGTGCTTCGCTGTAGTACATACTGCTTGATGGGGCTGGTACCCGTCACAGTTCCGCTCCAGGTTATCATTACTGATAATGTCTCGTACAGAGACGGAGATACAGACAGACTGGATGGCGGTGTCGACAAGATATTCTTACGAACAGAATTTGAGGATACCTTCCATCCGGAATAATAACTGCTTCCTGCCGTTCCTAACGTACGTATCTGATATCTCCGGTAATCTCCCCTCATGGATGGAGGTGATACACTTAAGTACCCGTCTGTTAAAGCAGATGATACTGTGGTAAGCGCAGTCCATGCACCCCAGGTACTATTATCACTTGAATCGCTGTACTGTATCTCATAACCCGTTATCGCATTACCTGCTCCGGCAGCAGCTCCACTCCATGATAACGTCAAATTTCCTTCCGCTATTGTTGCGCTTAGCGTAAACATTGATGGTTCTGTACAGGCAGTAATATTACAGTAAATGCTATTACTGACTTTTTCCGTAGAATAAGCATTCAGTACATCTATCGTCCAGATGCCAAACTGTGTATAAGTTCCCGATATATTTGAGACTGTCGGATTAAAGATTCCTCCGCTGGAACTCAAATTAATTATTGCTAACTCTGTCCAGCCACTCCAGGTACTGTTATCTGTAGATGTTCGGCTTGAAATCCGGTATCCCTTAATTGAACTTGTTCCTCCACTCGCCCCAGACCATGTAAGCGTGATGGTTTCATTACTGTATATTTCCGGTGATGCAGCCACCGCACTTGGAGCTGTAGGAAGGGTATTCTTCCGGACAGAGTTTGTGGAAACCTTCCATCCGGAATAATATGAACTGCCCGCAGTACCACAGGTTCGAATGCGAAACCTGCGAAAATTACCTCTGGTAGCAGGAGGAGCAACCGATAGGCTTCCACTGGTAGCGGATGTGGTTACAGTAGTTAATGCCGTCCAGCTTCCCCATGTGGTATTATCTGTAGAATCACTATACTGAATTTCATAGAAAGAAATTGCGTTGTTCGTACCTGCCTTTGCTCCACTCCATGACAAGGTTACATTACCTTCCGCAAGGGTACTGCTTAGCGAGCAGGTGGTCGGTGCACCTGCTGCTGTCGTGCGGCTTGCCCAGCTAATGGTAAGAACAATCTTTGTCAGATCGTTACGTCCTTTAAAGGACATATAGTTCGTTGTGCTGGAGCCGGCATCAATAAAGAGACAGTTGCTCGCACCGCTTCCGATGGAGTCAATTAGTGCAGTTGCTATGTTAAAAGTTTTATCCCCCTGTCCTGCCAAAACGGTATAGTTATAGCCAGAGGTTACCTTTGTAGGTCGGGAGGCAGCTACATTTGTGGAAGAACTCACCGCAGGAATACCTGTCTGATTTCCGGCATATAGCGTCATTGTTCGATCACTGCCCCAGGAACCGGAACCAGTACGTGTCAGGGCAAGTGATACACTTGTCGGGTAATAATCCTCATATTGGTTTCTTATAGATGTAAGACTAAAAATCATTACACCAACGCACTCATCTAGGTCACCGTAGACACCCTGTCTGATATCTTCGGTTATGGAAGGAATATAATCCCCGTCACGCCAGCAGCATGCATTTGTAGCCTGATAATCTGCCATAGGAATTCACCTCACTCATACACCGCTGTCACCAGCGAATTCACAGTCCCACAAAGGGAAGAAGAAAGTCTTGTGTCTGTTACATTCCCCGACGTTATCAAGGTAGCCGCTTGAGGAACTAAAATCTCTGCTATACACAGTTCATAAACATCGGTACTGCGTGTCAATGCCGGAGCAGTCGGTGTAGCTGCCGCTGTTCCTGTCAATACCGCAGCTGTGATACTTCGGTTAAGAAGGCTCCACCGGATTATGATACGGTCAATTCTTGGATAAGAGCCGTTAGCAGTTGCCAGTGTCTTGTTCAGTGCTTCTGTATTTTCATAACGGTAGCCGTTGATCCATGCACTTCCGGCCGCAATACTAACGGTCATTCCTGTTGTTGGTGTTACCTGCAGATTTGAGGTAGTTATATAAAAAATACCATTAGAAACCAGGCTTCCGAAATAGGCCGCAAAGTCGGCTGCATCGTACACCCTGTCGCCACTGGAAGAATTGAAAAATCCACTCTTTTCCACCTCTGATACCCTCCTTTCATCACGGTTGTATTACTCTTTTTTCCTTTTCTATCAACTAACAAACCATGTAGCATTAAACGTCAGCCATTCTGTTCCTGCAATGCTTGTTGCATAAACATTTGTTCCATATCTGCTGCAGGAACACACTCCTGCACTTGTTATCTGTAACAACCAGGTATTAATTCCTGATCCCTGACATCTTATTGTAACATACCCTGACATTGGTCTATATTCGCTTGGTAGGGTATAGAAGCTTAAGTTCGTTGCTGAATTTATGGCAGCTCCTGCAGCTGGTAACATTGCCCCATGAAAATGCACCATTTTCCCTATCTTTCTTAATCTCGGACGTTGAGCCGTAGAATAAATCGTAAAACTGTTTTCCAAATCTGTATCCGATAATTCAAGATACCCTGTATCTCCGCCATAAATGATGCCCGTGGTAGTATCACCGTTAACGCATACAGCACCGCCCTCAAGGTTGAGATACATTGGAGAGCCCAAACCATTATTACGAGCCTGTATTTCGTTTGCATCAAAAACCATGTTCACACCGGTAGAAGTGCCAATCTGCAATGGATTGTCCGTTGATGTAAGGCTGACATCACGGTTTGGCAACTGCAGCTTATAGAAAACTCCGTCCTCGCTGAAGGTGGCTGTCTTTACCACACCGCTATCAACAGCCGATACCGTGAAGGTCTGATCGCCATATGAAAAGGTAGATGATACCGCCGGAAGGTTTGCCACAAGAATCAGTGCCCCGTTATCAGGATCGGCAATTAAATTTCCTGATTCGATTAACGCATACAAACCATTTAAATACGCGGTTCCATAATCCGAAAGCCAAATATAGATATCCCATATTGTCCGGGTGGAACTTGTTGATTTTACTATCTTTATATCCGTGGATAAAAAAGGACTTTTATCCCTTGTGTAAGCCTGCACAAAGGACTGGATGGACATCGTTGCAAAGGAGGACGTAGAATAAACATACCCTTCTATCGTGCCGGTTTTGGGTGTGGTACCCGTGCCAAAGTAATCAAATTTAAAGGCAATACGGTTATAGGAACCGTTAATGACTACCCTTGCTACGTGAAAGTATTTTGCCAGGGTAGGGTCATTTCCTCCGGCAGTCGACGTATTCACAGCCAGCTTTGCAGAGCTTATCATGACACCGCCAGAGAACCTTTGTAAATCAGCCCAGCTGTTTTCATCCACCAGTAATTCTGAAATCCCTGCCGGAGCACCAAGAGCTGTCCTAACCTGACTAAAATCTGATTTTATCTTCTGCGCTATCGTTAGTTCTGCTTTTCCAAAGGTAACGCTGATGCTCTGTCCGTCCCTGCCATAACTTTCTTCCACCTCCACAATACGGGTGGTCATGGATACTCCCCATTTTTTTGAGATGACCTGTACCGTCTGACCCAGATCATAATCCGTTTTATATATTAAATTTCCATGATTATTTACGATAACATCAAAGGACTGCGCTGTGGCAAATTCCGCAAGCCTTGTCTGCCCACGGTAGGTTAAGGCTTCCGTATAATCGGTAGGAAAATCTGCAGATCGAAGATCCTTTGCATCTACAAAGGCTTCCCTCCTGTTTTCCCCCGTACCGTCTATGATGTATGCAAAGACACGGTCAACCTCACTCTCCCCTTCCCCTCCTATCTTGGCGGTATTGGCATACCCTGCTGTGTTTTTTGTAAAGGTCTGATCAAGCAGATTCTCATATTCCTTTGAAAACACAGCCTGAGAAGGCTCTCCAATGTAGAGTGTTACCGTAAGGTGCCCCGATGATGGTACAAATACGGTCTTAATTCCTACGGATGTAGAATTACAGAGCTCCTGTATTTCATCCAGAAGGTTATTATAGGAAACCTGCTTTTTCACCGATTTACTTAAAGCCGGTGACGAAAAGCTTAGATTTGCTATCTGACGGTTGGAGTCTGTAGGTGAAATGACATTATGGTTTATCAGCTGTCCGATACAGACAGAAAGATCAGCGTTTAAGGTTTCCGTATTCCAAATAATACGCCTGCCCAGTAGTACAGTGGCAAACCGTCCACTTACCGTGATGCTCTCACTGTCAGTCTGCGACAACTGCAGATATTCGATTAACCCCACTTCCTCATCGTCATTTTTCCAGATATAATTTCCTTCTTGAAGCAGGGCTGCATTCTCGGAAGATGCATTTGCCTTAAGTTCAAAGGAACCACACTGGGAATAGCGTCTGGTCCACCTTAGGTACTCAAAGGATTCCACAACTCCAATCAGGGCACGGTTCTGATTAAATACATATAGTTCCATAGACTACACCCCCAGAAACTGTGGACGATAATAAATACTGACATCCAGAAGTTCCAGATTAACTGACGCATCGTATCGAAGGTTGTTTATACCGGGTGAAAGTTGAAAGAAATCCGAATCGGTATCCAACAGATAAAATGCATTGCTCTGTGTAGTGCCTATGATACTTATCACCCGTTTTCCTGCAAAGTGCGTATATATGTGAAATTCATCTCCAGAGCTCATTGTGGTGAGAATTTTTACATACTCTCCTGTATCCAAATGCAAAAGTTCCGGATTTGTAACCGTGCCCAGTGCCTTGAAAACAATCTCACAACCGCAGGATACGTCTCCGATATTATCCACCGCAATAATCTGGCTTGGCTGTCTTGCACCTAATTCAATGCCTCCCATCGGAATCTCAAGAGAAAATTCAAACAATGCATCCCAGGAAGCAAGCTCCTGCCTTACCTCCTCCAGTGTTTCAAAGAAGGGAGATGGACAGAGAAGGCTTAAAAAGAACTTCGGTACCCTCTCCCTAATAGATACGGTCAGAACTGCTTCTTCCACGATGCAGGAAATCTGCCTATCCCGGTACCTTAATACACCCGATTTCTTTGGACTAAAAAACCGAAGGAAGACTTTCCGCATTTCATAGGCTTTATCTGCATTCTCAGCTATAATCGTTCCCTCCAATGTGATGTTTCGCATATCAAGGGTTGAAGACACATAAAAAGCACCGTCCTGTTCCGGTGCCTTGAAGGTATTGACGGTATTTCGGATACTGCCCGTACCGTCCAGTTTTTCCAGAAAATACGGTTTTGCCTGCTTTATGGTAAGGCTTTCTCCATTTGAATTGATATACATAACCTCCATGGGCACTCCTCCTTAATATGACATTGCAAGCTTTTGCGACAGGTTCTTGAATTCTCTAGCCAGTTCCTTTTCCGAGAGTGCTTTTGGTGTTACGACAGATATGTTCTGATTGATTGTAGTTCCTGTTCCTGAAAGTCCATAACCAGTACGGCTACCAAAAGCATCGTTCCTATTATAACCAGCATTTACATCAAACTCTGTTGGTATTGCATTAATCATGTCATTGGCAACCGTCTTCATTGCATTTTCAAAACCTACACCGATACCTTCTCCCATATTAAACCCTAATCCGGCAAACAGTGTTGAAGGTGAGTTAATCCCAAAGAAATCCTTTATCCTATCTGTAAGAGAGCTAAAGAAACCGGATACCTTATTCCACAACCAACCAGCAACATCAGAAATTCCTTGCCAAAGTCCCTGTATCAGTTTTTTCCCGATATCACTCATCTTTCCGATGTTGTTAGCAAAAGCACTTACCATGGAAGATATGATTAAAGGAACTGCTTTCACAAGCTCAACGATGATCGTCGGCATTGCCTGTATAAGAGCAAGGAACAGCTCAATTCCTGCCTGGATAATAAGAGGAAGATTATCGATAATTGCTGTTACAAGACCATCCACAATTATAGGTATTGCAGTGATAATCTCTTTAATAATCTGCGGCAGAGCTTTGATCAGCGACACTAACAGGTCAATTCCTGCCTGGATTAAAAGCGGAACAGACTGAATAATGGCCCTAATAATTGCCGTAATGATCTGCGGAAGTGCTGCTACAATGCTTGCGATTATCTTAGGTAACGCAGTTATGAGCGAAACCAATAGCTTAATTCCGGCATCAATAATTTGAGGGATGGAACTTATTATGAAATCCAAAATTGCAGTGATAATTGTAGGCAGGGCCTCGACTAGCTGCGGTATCGCATCAATAAGACCTTTTGCAAGCCCAAGGATTAGCTGCAACGCAGCATCAAGGACTAGGGGAAGATTTTCAATCAATGTTGTTGCAATCAGAACCGCTGCCTGTACGATGGCTGGGATAAGTGTTGGAAGTGCCTCCGCGATTCCTGTAGCCAGAGCCGCAATCATCTGAAGGGCTGCACCCACAATTGCAGGAAGGTTTGCAATAATTCCGTCCACAAGGGCAAGCACAAGTTGCAAAGCACCATTTGTAATCTGTGGAAGTGCTTCAATAAGACCATTCAAAAGTGTCGTAATAATCTGTGATGCAGTATTTATAAGCATGGGGAGATTAGCTAAGATTGCCCCTCCTATAGAAGATACGAGTTCCAGACCAAGCTGTATCATATTGGGTAACTGCTTTAAAATCATATCTGCAATACTTCCTACCGTACTACCGATTACTTCACTGATTTTTGTCCAGTCACCACCGGACTCATTTAGTCCCCGCGTGAATTCACCAAGAAGTCCAACTCCGCTATCGGCTAATTCCTGCAGCTGTGGCAAGAGAACCATTCCAAGTGCGTTTTTTGCAGCCTTGCTTCCTGAACTAAGTCTCTGCATAGAATCATCGAACCTACCCAAAGCCTCTAAGGATTCAAGACTCATAACAGCTCCCATGTTTCCTGCTTCCTTGGTAAGCTTTGCGATTCCTTCCGAGCCTTGTTCAATGAGCGGGTTTAACTCCTGTGCACTTTTCCCGAACAACTGCATGGCAATTGAATCCCGCTCTGTCTCGTTGGAAACATTCTTAAGTGCATCAATTGCTTCCCAGTATACAGTTTCCGAGTCCCTTAGATTCCCGTTTGCATCAGTAACTGAAATACCCAGTGTCTTATAGGCTTTGGCTGCTGTTCCGGTTCCGTCACGTGCGGATGTCATCGACCGCACATTTTTTGCCATGCTTCCAGTCAGCGTTTCTAGCGAGGTGTCCACGAGTTCTGCAGCATATTGATAGGCTTGAAGGCTATCGGTGCTCATGCCGGTAACCGTTGACATAGTCAGAATATCATCGGCATACTGGGAAGCTCCCACAGTCATATCCGTTAAGGCTTTGGAAGCCCCCACTACTGCCGTACTGATAGCAACAAGAGCTGTTCCCATGGCAATCCCAATTCCTTTCAGGATACCACCGAGTTTTTCAAACCTATTTCCTGATTTGTCTGCATCATCGGCGGTGGCGTTGAGTTCATCACCGAATTGATCTGCCTGTTTCTCTGTATCATCAAAGCCAGTACCCGCACTCTCCAGAGCCTTGTTGTTACTTTCCAACTCCCGTTCCATGCCGTTTAGTTCTGCTTGTGCATTGTTCAGTTGGATTGCCCAGGACTGTGTACGCCTGTCACTTTCACCAAAGGAGTCGGCGGCATTTTGAAGAGCTGCACGGAGTGTCTCGATTTTATCTTTCTGGCTATCCATCTGCTTATTTAAAACTTCATTTCTTGCGGACAATGCCTGAATGCTTTTATCATTTTTGTCAAATTGGGATGCCACAAGGTTCATCTCACTGCCGATTACTTTAAAGGCTTGGTTAATATCCTTAAGAGCATTCTTAAATTCCTTTTCTCCCTCGACCCCTATCTTTAATCCAAAATCGTCTGCCATGCCACCACCTCCTCCTTAAAAATGGGCATAAAAATAGAGCAACCCTTTTTTAGATTGCCCCAGCAATGGTATTTTTTCTTATCCTAAATCGTCAACATCGTAAAACGCAATTTTATCATACTTGATTTCATATAATTCTAAAGAATTCTGGAATGCGAAAGCATCTTCTTCATTTTCCTTTTGAAATTTACTGAACAGCTTTTGTGTTTCTCCAAAATCAGTGCTCTTTAGAACTAACTTAAGAAACTTCATCCACTCATCAACTGGCAGATCATAATAAAACTCACTATATCTTGTGCTAAAACCCACTGAGATGCCAATAATGCTTTCACTACTATCAGTCCATATTTTAAAATCTACTCCTAATAGTGATTTCGTATTCTGATAGCCTGCATTATTGATTATTTCAATGGGACCTCCATTTTTATACTCCAATCGCAACCAATCATCGCTATACATTAAGCTCCCACTCCTCCTTAGTAATTATATTTCATCGTTTTCAAGTAGTAAAAATATTATATACTTTCCGGAATGATATCGTCAATTGTCATAATCCGTTTATTTTTCTCAATCCCCAAGAACTGCTTATGACAAGTCCATAGATCAAAAAAATAACCAATGGGCATGAGCCAGAATCTTTCTTCATCCATGCCCATCTGCACGGTACCGTAATAATAAAACCGGGTGAACAGTTCTTCATCGCTCACCCGGTTTATGCCTTTTTTGAATTTTCCTCTTCACTTACTATATTCCTCTTAGTACCTTTAAACATCGCTTCCGTGATTGCTTCCTTGTAACTTGCCAGCTCAAGTGGCGAGGTTAGTAGTTCTACTTCCTCTTCCGTTAATAATTCCCTTGGAGCCTCCTTATGTTTTAAATTGTTAATAAGAATTCCCTGATTCACTAAAAGCGTGATCAGCCACACAACCTCATCTAGCGCCAGTTCAAAATTCTCTGCTTTTAGAAGCTTTTCGCCCAGGTTCTCTAAGCCTCCATAACGTTTGGCAATTTCCTTCGTAGCACGGGTAGTAAGGGTCAGCAGATAGGTTTCCCCACTAATGATAATTTCAGCACTTCTTTCCGTTTCCATAGTGTCAGCCTCCTATCAAGGTGCCGGTGTATATACCGGTTCATAAACCTGTGTATACCATCCGGTGATAACAGATGCCGGAACTCCTGCATCTCCCTCGGTAACCTCTGCTTTCCAAGGGTGTTTACCATTACCGTCCAGCTTGTTTCTTCGCATGATCGTTCCTTCTATGGTGGGAGTGGAAAAAGTGATCGATTCACCCTTTGTCTGAAGGTTGGTTGCTGGCAAACCAAACTTCACTCGGTACAACCAAAAATAACGGTAGCGTCCGTTTGCTTTTAATGCCCGAAATCCCACCGCCACAAGTGCTCCTGTGCTCTCACTGGCACAAATCAGCACACCGTTGTCGTCCGTAGTTGCTCCAGTCAAAGCTGCTGCAACAGATGCTCCGATGTCGTCCACCCCAAGCGAAAGCGTACCGTTATTAAAATCCTTTACTACCTCAGCAGCACCGTCATCAGCATATAATATTGCTTCTGTCAGTTCGACCGACATCTCTGCACTGATGGCTTTCGCCAAAATCGCAGGTGTTCCATATGTTTCTTCGCCGTCGGTATCCTCGGTAATTGCTGCATAATACAATTTATCAAGGCCAATAGTTGCCATAGTGTTATTCCTCCAATCCGTAATGCTTCGCCACATCCATGGCGTAATGGTGATATCCTGTGTCATCCTCATGACCCAGGTAACGACGGTCAGTCACAGTAAACCCCGAGTCAATCAGTTCGTTCACTATCTGGTTCTTTATCTGCCTGTAATTTGTTTTAGAGAACAGTGAAATCCTTGCTTCCTGCACATCATATTCCGGCCTGTTATCTGCATGGTATCCGAAGGTATCTGCAATCGGAGTAAGCACAGCATACACATCCGGTGCTGTACCACTGAATACACCGGTTTCCACAGGAATCGGAATAATGTATAATAAGGTTGTCAACTCCTCCAGAACACTCATATCCTTCCTATCTCCTCCTCAAGCTTTGCAGTCATGGCATTCATACAGGCGCGACGGGAAGCTGATTTTGCCGGTGCTAAAAAGGGCTTTGCTGGCTGTCCGTGCTTTCCGTATTCAAGGATACTGGCAAGCTTCGCATTGGATCCGCCGTCAGAACGCGGTTCTGCAAAACCAATCTTTACGTTATAATTCCCATTCTTATCAAGCTTAGCTGGAGACAAACCCAGTGAACCGACCAATTCTCCTGTTGATACAGACGGATATTTGGTATCCCTTCCGACTATAGAACGAAGATTACTCTGAGCCTTTTCCAAGACAATGTTTCCCCCTGTTTCCAGTACCTTCGGCAAAATCACATCCGTCTGTTCCTCAAGCCTTGATACCTTTAGTAAAAACTCTTCCGGCAATTTAACCTGCATCTTTGCCATATTTATATCACCTCACTGACGGTTCCAGTTTACTTGTAAGAGCTTCTACATACATCCCCTTACCACGTACATCTTCTACACTTATAATCCGGAACCGCTCATCTCCACAGACAATAGTCATTTTAGTATCCACAGTAAGCTCCGGTATTGCACGAAATCGAAAAAGAGAGCTTGCTTCCTGAAATGCTGCAAGGTTAGCCCATCTTTCACTTCCATGCCGATCTTCTCTGTATGCTCTGATAGATGCCAGAACGGTGTCACTCTGTGTGGCAAATCCCTCGCTGTCCTTTACGATTGACACATGAACAATATCTATTTGTATGTTCATCTTTCCGAAGCTCATATCAAACACTCCATTCCCGATCCA